ATTTATTAAATATTTAAATTGCATATCATTATCTAAATTATAAAATTTATTCATCTCATTAGCATATAAAATAGTATCTGAATGCTGGGATAATCCTCTATTCACCATAAATGAATTATAATCTTTAGTTGCCTGTGGATCAACAAACAGATTTTCTTTAGTTTGTGTAATGGCAGTAATAAAATCAAATGGATTCATTATAAAATTCCTTCTTCATCATCTAATGCAATAGCAAAAGTTTTATTTGGAAATCTATCTAACAATTTATCTTGTAAAGATTCTATAGAAGTTCCATGTGAAAGATATGTATTATCTTTTAATTTATACATATAAATAATATTGTCATGTACTTCTAAGTATGCCAATATATCATTTACTATTATTTGATTATCTTCATCTATATATTCATCTTCATCATATTCTATATATAACTCTCCATTTTGGAATTTACTTATAGTTCTACGAACTCCATACCAATATCCTATTCCTCCATTCAATAGTACTAATATTAAAGTTAGATAATCCATTTCCATATTAATACCTATTTAAATTTACAAGAAGACATTATTTCAACCATTGCTGACATTGTATTTATCTCTTGATCTGCTACAAAGGCACTCTTATATTGATAGTCACCGATAATAATAATTAATTGCGGAATACTTGATGGATCTAAAACATTTAATGCATTATCATATAAATGTCTGAATAATGATGAAGCATCCGCATCTGCACTAGCAACCCATTTACGTACAGACGTAAAATCTTTTTCTTTAAGACCTTTAATTAATTCTTTATAAGAGTCTGCAGATACATTGACAAAAATTCCAGAGTCAATTTTACCCGCAACAGAATATCTTTGCAATTCATTTAATATCCTTCTATAATCTGGAAAATGTTTTGTTACTAATTCAGCAACCACTTTTGGATCAAACTCTATATTTTCTTGCTTCAATATACGGGTAGCACGTTTGAAAAACAATGCAGCCATTTCTTGTTTATCTTTAGGATCTATTTTAAAATCTATAATAGCACATCGTGAATGCAATGGATCTATAATACGATTTTTAAAATTACAAGTAAATATAAACCGGCAGTTATTGCTAAACTCCTCAATGAAAGATCTTAAGGCAGGTTGAACTGAATCTGCATTCATATAATCTGCTTCATCAATAATGATAACCTTCTTTGCATCAGTTAGTGATACAGACGAGGCAAACTCTTTTACTGTAGTTCTAAGAGTATCAATTTTACGACCTTCATCGGAACCGTTAATCATTATATAGTCTGCACCCACTTCATTACAAAGTGCTTTAGCTATAGTAGTTTTACCTACACCGGCAGAACCAGTTAATAAAAGTGTGGGTAATTCACCTTGCTTAATATAATTATTGAATGTAGTTTTAATGGATTCAGGAAGAATACATTCACTGATGGATTGCGGGCGGTATTTTTCTACCCACAAAAATTGATTGTCTTTAGATTCGATAGTCATAATGTCTCCATAGTAAAATAGTCATGATACATTATATCATGACTTTATCAAAAAGTAAATGTATTTTAGAACGTACTATCAGCCTCAATTGCACAATAATAAACTAAATCACCAATTGTAGATTCAAATCTAGCGATTCTAGAATGAATAGTTACTGTATAATTACCTTGTAACATTTTCAGGTTTTCAATTTTAATATTAGCTTTAAAAGTTTTATCAGTAGTACCTACAATTGATTCATATAAATTGCTAGTAGCATTCTTTTTATCACCAATTGTTAAAGTTAAACTAGTTCCATCGCCCACAATAGAAAGATCAGAAGCTTTTAAAACACCGGCAGTTTTTTGAATAGCAGCAAATAATGATTCAGATAAGTCAAAATTAATATCTGCAGCAGGAAATACTATATCTTTACTTGGAGTTTTCAATAAAGATGCATCGGCAGCAAAAAATTTAATTCTGTTATTTTTCTCTTGAATATTAACATACTTTTCTTCAAATTCTAATTCAGGATCAGTGAATAAAGAAATTGCTCCTAAAAATGAATTAAGGTCATATATGCCAAATTCAATAGGGAATTGCTCAACTACAGTTATACTTGATGCTACAGTTTTATTTACCGAAGTAGTCTTCAATCTATTTCCAGGTGTTAACAACAAGTTGCTATTGATTGATGCATAGTTCTTAAGGATATTAATTGTGTCTTTACTGATTTTCATAATGTCTCCATAGTTTTAATTTTTCGTTGTATAATCACTTCAAGATAATTTGCTAAATCCATGGCTTCTTCTTGTGCATGGATTAACCAATCTAATTCATTCAAGTCAGTTCTCTCTAATGAAACTCCGTACTTATCTAATCCAAATTTAGCTCTTTGTTGGATTTTTTCACATACTGCATCTTCGTATTTACTCATAATAACTCCATAAAATAATAATTATATTACATAATCCCATAAAAGTAAACTGAATAATTCATTTTTATTAGTAAGGGATTTCATCAAATTCATCAATAGATATAATTACTTCTGCAGGATCTATTTCAGAAAGTTCTGGTTCAGACATTTTATCAAGTAAATCAATAAATGCTGCCTTAGTTTGAGAGTCAAAACGATTGCAACACAATTGAACTGCTTTTACTTTATTACCAAAGATTGCAAAAGCACGAATGATATGAACCATTCGACGAGTTGTAATTAGTTCATCAACACCTCCATCATCATAAGTTTTACGAATTGCGTCTGCCCATTTAACTAACAGTTCAGCAAAAGGTTCATCAACACAGTTAAATTGTTCCATTAGATTCTTAACAATTTTTAATTCGATGTTTGCACTTGGATATTCTTGTTCAAATGTAACCGCAAATCGTTCAAGAAATGCTTCATTCAATACATTAGTACCAATATAACGACCATCATCAGAACCTTTACCTTTAGTATTGGCTGTAGCAAGTATATTGAATCCTTCTGCAGGAATAATCATTTCATTCTTCAACTTGAAGTAGTATGGTTTACCTTCAAGAATAGGTTGTAAGCATAATAAAGTATTTGCTGAACCTGCATCTATCTCATCAAGTAACAAAGTAGTACCTGTACGCATAGCAACCAATACTGGTCCTTCAACAATCTCAACATTGCCTTCTTGAAGAGTTTTAGAACCAATCAACTGCTCTTCGTCAGTCATCATGTTCAAGTTAACACGAATCAAAGGTTTTTTATGCTTAGCGCATATTTGCTCAACCATTGTAGATTTACCATTACCCGTAGGTCCGTAAATATACGAGGGATAAAAAATGCCGGATTTAATGATAGACTCTAAATCTTTGAAGTTACCGAAGGGTACAAAGTTAGGATCTTTTTCTGGCACGAGAGAAGTTCCACCTTTAGGAATGGAAACTATTTTCAATTCTTTCATAGGCATTTCTGCAGTTGGTAATCTATAAACACCTCTAGCAACTTTGTTTTGCATTAACCAATCTGGCCAATCACAATTCATTTGATCTTTTACTTCTTTGAGTTGTTTACGAGTGATAGTACCGGTTGTTTCAGCATCAGGAAACATTTGGTACATAGTAGGAATAAAGTTTGGAATTGTTTTCATAATATAGTTTATCTCAATTAATTAGTTTATGGATCTATTATAACACGTTTTCATCAAATGTAAACGTTTATTTTCATATGAAAAGTTAAATCTTATATCCTCTAGGAGAAAGATAAGCTACGCATTTTTGTTTTGCTGCTGCTTGAGTATATGAGGTAAAACATAATCTATCACCATTAAGATACACTTTAACAGTATAGGTTCCTTGTTGAACAATAATTTCACTTGGTACTAATGTTTTCATAATATAGTTTATCTCAATTAATTAGTTTATGGATCTATTATAACACGTTTTCATCAAATGTAAACGTTTAATTTCACTTTAGGCAACGTAACTGATAAATTTATTCAATAATAAACGGTTCACTTGACGTCCTTCCATCATTTTGGTGAACTTATTTGCAATAGAAGAAGTTGATTGTTTACCTGAAACTTCCAATTCTATATCTTTAATTCTCAAAGACTTTGCAGGAACTAATAATAAATCATCACGACCTTTAGTTTTGAAAGAAGCAAAACCATTTTGGCGAACTTCTTTTCTTACTTCGTCGATATCTATATCATCTATACCATTATTAAATGAAGCTGAATTAATTTCTGAACGACCTAAAGAACCTGCAACATAAAAACCAATATTAGCAACATTATATCTATCTTTTATCATTTTTAATAAAGTATTAGTTTGTCCAGTAGCATCATATCTAAAATCATAATTTATTTTAGTTATTGGATCGACTAAGAAATTCTTACCATAATGTGGAGCATTATAAGCACGTAAAGTACTTCCTGCTCCATCAGTTAATGTAATAAAAGACATCTTTTCCACATTATTTTGATTCATAAATTTGCCTATATGATCAGTCATATAAGCTAATGCTTCATTTAATGGAGTTCCACCTAACGAGTATTCACTTTTTCTAGTAAACTTATAAGTATTAAACAGTCTTTTAGCCATATCATTAAAATCTTTATTTGACATTTTATGACTAAAGAATTCCAATAAAGCACATTCTTTAGTTGCATTATTTAATAAATTTGTAGCTAATCTAGTTTTTTGAAATCTATCTTTTCTTCTATTAGAATAAGGTTTATTATCATAACAGTTATAATAATAATCAGAAAATGCTAATACTTGAAATGGAATTTGCAATCTATGACAAAACATTGATAATGTAGTAACTTGTTGAATTACATCTCCAATAACTTCGTTCATAGAACCTGACCAATCTATCAAAAAGATCATTCCATGCTTTTTACCATCTTGAGTAGTAGTAATTCTTTTAAATAAATCATCATTCAATTGATAACCCCAAACCTTTTTCATATCCAATGAACCTGATTTTGATACTTGGTTACGTTTATATTGAGTTGCTGCTTTTTTCATCTCAAATTCTTTTATGAGATAATTAACTGTTTTCAATGTATTTGACTTGAATTTAATATATTCTGCATCAACACTTCTTGGAATATCTTCTTTATAACCCCAACGATTTAATATAAATTCTTGTTCAGTTTCAGTTTCAGATAAAATGGTTTTATAACCTACTATTGTATCAGGATCATAATCAGTATCTAATCTTAAATAATTATATTCTGCATTCATATCTACAGAATTATCTAAATTTTCCATTAAAGATTTATTAGTTTTAGATTCTAATTCTTCTTCTATTTCTTCAGGAGATTTTGTTTCATTCTCTTCAGATTCTTCATAACTTTCATTCTCTTCAGATTCTTCATAACTTTCATTCTCTTCAGATTCTTCAGTATTTTCATTATTAAATGATGAATCTTTACTTTCTGGGTTTTCTAATTCATTTTTACAAAATTCATAAATATCTTTTGCTAATTGAACAACTTCAATGGAAGTTTCAGTTTTTTCTGCGCGAGTAACAAATAATTTTTCTTGTTCAGAGAATGAAACTCCAGAAGAAATACCTACTTTGAACCAAAGGTTAATTCTATCAATTAAGTTAAGAGTTCTTACATTTTTAATCTTGCTTATACCGAAGAAATCCTTTTCATTAAGTTGTCTATAACCCTCAATCATAGTCTTTTTAAGACCGGGATATTTACGTTTCATTAATTTTTCAATACGAACATCTTCAACTACATTGATATAGTCATGGATTTTGTAATCTTCTTTTGAAGCTTCCATCATATCCATAGTTGTATACAATGCATGACCTACTTCATGACCTACAAGCATACTCTCTATTTCAGGAGTCATATCTTTAAAGATAGGTAAAGTTAGTTGCCTTGATTTAACATTAAAAGAGGCAGTTTTAACTGCGGCTTTAACCACAGTTAGGTTTTCTGTTGCGAGGAGTTTTGCGGTAAGGTCTATTGCT